ATGGCAAAGACATTCGGTAATTACTTGAGTTTTTTGCAAAAACATTGAATGACGTTATGGGACGACGACCAAACACCGCAATTCTGGCTCAAGCTGCTGCCACCGGCGTCGGTTTGCGGCAGGCTCGGCGCCAGCTTGAGAAAGGGCAAGCGGTTGCGACGGCAAAGCCTATGAAGCCGATCGCCGGAATAGGATTAGACGGCGAGATCGATCGACTTGAATCATTGGCCGCTACCTTGGGCGAGGCAGCCAAGGAGGCAAGCGGGCCGGAGCGGTCGTCATTGATAGGCGACTACACCCGAGTCGTCGAGGCACTGCGAAAAATGAAGGGCGATCGGCCCGACATTAACGAGGCAGAGGGCAAAATGGTGCCGATTGACGAGGCCGACAAAATACTGGCACGCCGGACTAACGCACTAATCCCGCTACTGCTTGGCATGCCCAAACGCCTGGCTCCCATCTGCGCTCACCGGCCAGCCGCTGAGATTCAGAAAGAGGTCGAGAACGAAGTTGGGCAAGTCATGCGACAAGTGCAGGCTGCGCTGTGAAGGCGGCTGAACAGCTACTCAAACGCGAGCGCAACCGCTGGAACTTTGAGCCACCGCCATCCGTCATCGAGTGGGCCGAAAAAAACATTCAGTTAGATAGCAGGATCACGGCTCGACCGGGTCTTTATTCAACCAAGTACACGCCTTACGTGGCTGGCGTACTGGAAGCGTTGGCCGATCCTGGCGTTCATACCGTTAGCCTTTGCTGGGGATCACAGACAGGCAAGACGCTGACTCTTGCGATCTGGCTGGCTTATCGGATTGCCAACGACCCAGCCCCGGCACTGCTCGTAATGCCGAACGCGGATCTGGCTAGGTCATACAGCGAGACGCGACTGACTCCGATCTTTGAGAAGTGCAAGCCGGTGCGGGCGCTGTTCCCATACGACAGCGACGATTTCAAAATCCTAGAGATGCAGTTCACTAGCATGACTCTTAGTTTGGTCGGATCGAATAGCCCGGCAAACATCAGCTCACGCCCGATCTGCATCGCGGTACTCGACGAGCTGGACAAGTTTGCGCCACCGACCGAACGCGAAGCGGCCGCCTACAATCTGGCGCTGGAACGCACAAAGGCTTTTCCAAACCGCAAGCACGTGCTGACTAGCACGCCCACGTTAAGCACGGGCGATATATGGCAGAATTATCAGGCAGGAACGCAGGAAACTTTCTATGTGCCTTGCCACGCTTGCGGTGAATTTCAAGCGATGGAGTTTGGGCAAGTGCGTTGGGCAGACAGCGCACGCAATCCTGACGGCAAATGGGATCTACAGAAAGTCGCGGACACGGCCGCCTATCATTGTATTAAGTGCAATGAACCGTGGACTGAAGCTCATAGACGAGCAGCCGTAGAGCAGGGCAAATGGGTGGCGGCAAATCCAAACGCAGAACGCGGAAGGCGCAGCATGCGACTTCCTAGCTGGTACTCGCCGACCGTCACCTTTGCGGATTGCGCCAAGCAGTTCCTAACGCAGAAACATTATCTGCACGGATTGCAGGGGTTTGTAAACGGATGGAGTGCGATGCCGTGGGAGGATCAGTTTGATGACGATAAAACCGTCGACATTCCCGCTGGCGCCTTTGCAAAAAAGCAGAATTGGGAAACGGAACATATTAAACTGGCAGCCATAGACAGACAGATCGATGAATACTGGTTTGTGGTGCGTGCGTTTGCTAGGGATGGATCAAGCAGGCTGATTGATGAAGGCCGGGCACGAACGATCGAGGACGTGGCGCAGCATCTGCAAGTATTAGGCGTGCAACCACAGCACACTGCGCTGGATACGGGTTATGAGACGCAAGACTCGTACAGAATCTGCGCCCGCTATAAATGGAAAGCGCTGAAAGGGGAAGAGCGTCCAAATTACTGGATTGAAACGCCACGCGGGCGGATGAAATCAGTTCACTCGGCCGAGCAACCTACTGACGCAGGCTGCATGCTTTTGCTTATCAGTTCGCCAGCTTGCCAAGACTTGCTGGCATGGTTGCGACGAGGGCAGGGGCCACGCTGGGAAATCGCCCACGACGTAAGCCCGGACTACCGCGAGCACATGAGCAGCCACAAAAAGGTGCACAGGATTAACCGTAAGACGGGGCGCGATCTTTACGAATGGGTTCGGATCAAAAGCAGGCAGGATCACTTATACGATTGCGAAACATATCTGGCTGCTTTTGCCGTATATGGAAAAGTAATTAGGCCAACCGCTTCACTAGACGAGGAATCGTTGACACCCGTGGCGACGTGATGGCCATTTCCCGCAGACTCACTCGGGCCGTCGCAACAAACTACCTGGCACAAGCCTCTGGGGTTACGGCGACCGCGCTGACTAATCTTGCAACCGATCGCAACTCGGCCATGACCGGCGCGGCCGCTGGTCGTGCTTTGGTTGGCACGTCGGCCGGTGGGCAATCGGCCAGCTTTCAGATCGATCTAAAACCGACAGAGCGGGTTGAATTATTTCAGGCCGCAATCGATTACCTAAATGGCGTACAAGTCACACGCACCAGCGCCTCATTTTCCTATATTTTGGATAGCTGATCATGGCACAGAAACTTTCACTCGTGGCTCGGATGGGGGCAGGCATCAAAGCGTTTGGCGCTGGATTTGGTGCAGGCATCAGCACGTTCCAACCCTACGAAGGCGCAGGCTTTTCACGCAAACGGCCAGTCATTTACGGAGCGCATGCTCGCGATTCACGGCTGGATCTAAACGAAGCCACTCGGACGGAACTGCTCAAACTTGCTCGGCACATGTACCGCAACGTAGGGCTGATCAAAGGAGCGGTGGATTCGATCGCCACCTATTCGATCGGCCCAGGGTTACGGCCACAATATCGGGGAGCAGATCAGGAGTTTGGCAGACTGTGCGAGGAATACTGGCGGGACATGGTAGCACCATCGCCCGAGGTCACCGGCCGAATGACCTGGACGGACATGCTGCTGGCGCTTTCGCGATCGATCGACGTGGATGGCGACGTGTTTGTGGTGATGACAGAGAAGGGCAAACTGCAAATCGTCGAAGGGCACAGAGTTTGCGAAGGCGACGACTACGGAACTGCCGACGGCGTATTCCTTGGGAAACTTGGTGAACCCACCGCATATCTCGTCCAGACTGGCGAACTTTACCGCAAACTTTCCGCAGAAACCGTGATTCACCTGATGGAGCTGGAACGGCCTGATCAGATTCGCGGTGGATCCTCGCTTGCCCGCGCATTAAACCACGTTCGCGATCTCAAGATGTTGGGCGAGTTTGAGAAGGACGCATTGAAATTGCAGGGCAGTATTGCCGCCGTTATTACCACAGACCAAGGCGACGAGCTGGCTGGGCAGGGCGGATTCTTTGGGACAGTGCAGGCGCAGGACAGCGGTGAAAGCACCATCGCCCGTGAGGAGATTACAAGCTCGGCAACCATCCCGCGCCTTTCACCTGGCGAAAAGATTGAGATGATTGGGCCAAACCGGCCGCACGCTGGCTTTGAACCATTCGCCAAGTTCCTGATTCGTGACGTCGCCATGGGCCTTGGCTTGCCGGTTGAATTTGTTTATGACCCCGCCAGCGTTGGCGGTGCCGGGATGCGGTTTATTGTAGCCAAGGCGCAGCGCAGATTTGAACAACGGCAACGCTTGCTCATCGACAGATTCTGCAATCGTGCGTGGCGCTACTTCATTGGCGGAGCGATTGCAAATAAAGATCTACCGGCTGCGGAAGATTACGCAAAGGTTACATGGCAAACGCCGAAGTCGCTGACTGTGGATGCTGGGCGCGAAGCACAGCAATCGCGAGAGGACTACAAAGCCGGACTGACTACGCTTTCAGATTATTTTGGTGAACTTGGAATGGACTGGATGGAGGTATCTGATCAAAGAAAAGTGGAGCAGGCTTATCTTGGCGGCGGCGAAGCACAGCCTGAGCCATTGATCACAAAGATTGGTGTCGGTGGAGCGCAAAGCCTTACAGCATTATTGCAATCGATTGGCCAAGGATTAGTCAGCCCAGAGCAGGCCGTTGTTATTCTTGTTTCAATCTTTGGAATGAATCAAGACGATGCCGAAAGAATTGCAAAAGGTGCGCCGACGAAATCTGCTACTGCAACAGGCGGAGAGAGTGCGCCAGCTCCACAGGAGCCAGCAGCCGAAGCACCCGCAGTCAATGAACCTACGCCAGCAAATCCTGAAAAGGATCCGAACGCTGGGCCGGATGCGGAGCTGTCAGCAGTCGTCAAATTGGATATGCCAGATCCTACGCCCGGCGAGAACGAGGATGCGTTCATAGATCGCTGCATGACTGAGACCAGCATGAAAAAGGAATACCCAGATCAAGATAAGCGGTTGATCGCATGCAAACTCCGCTTCACTTCCAAGACAGAGCTGAACATGCCAGATCCAACGCCAGGCGAAAACGTGGACGCTTTCATGGATCGTTGCATGACCGAAACAAGCATGATCAAAGAATATCCCGATCAGGACAAAAGGCAGGTGGCATGCAAGTTGCGCTTCACCTCAAAAACAGAACTAAACATGCCAGATCCAACGTTAGGCGAGAACGAGGATGCGTTTATGGATCGCTGTATGACAGATCGTGCCATGGTCAAAGATTATCCCGATCAGGATAAAAGACAGGTCGCGTGTAAACTACGTTTTACATCTAAAACAAACTTATCCGCCAAGCCAGAAACCCAAGCCTTTATTATGAAGGACGATCCTGACTTTAACCTTTCTGCTAAAGAGCTGGATATGGTGGCAAAGGCAGTGGGGCTAAAAGATAAAAAGCCAAGGACTATTAAGAAAAAATAGTTGTCCGCACTAGCTCTGATCGTAGGATCAGAGCATGAACAGGCTCGGTTTTAATCAGCCAGATTCAGATTCTTCCAAATTATACTATTACGACGATACAATCAGCGTGACTAAAAGCATGGTCACTTTGGGGCATCCATATAATCAAGCGTTCAATCTAGCGACGATACATGGAGTAAGTCACGGCCGCGACAACAGCGGAGTGATTGTAAAGTTAATGTGGTTTTTGCTTGGTGCTTTTGGGCTATTGATGGGGGCCATTTTAGTTTCAGAAGATTGGATACTTACTGGGGCAATCATTTTTTTAGCATCTCTTTGGGTTGCTTGGGTGGCTTTTCGCGGATATGGCCGCCCATTTGTTGAACTAAAGTTTGGCGGATTGAATAATCAAATGCTGTATATAAAAAGAATGGATGGCGCCGAGGCTTTGGCCGTAGCCATAAAAATGGCCATGCACGACCTGAACACACCGCCGGATCCTAGGCAATCCGTCCAACTTTCACCTATCTTTCCTGATCCAGTTTTAAGCCGAAACTGATTTGACACCCGTTGGCCAGCATGGCCAACAAACTCTCTAACGTATCCATCTTAACGGTAGGCGAGGCCAAGGGGCACAACCTACTTATTGATCAAACATCGCTCGAACAAGCGCTGGCCGTGGCGCTCACCATGAAACGCATTAAAGTAACTATGGGTCACGGGGCAGAAGTTTCTGGTATCCTCGGTTATATCGACGGATTTAAGATCGAGGGCGATCGCCTGATGGGTGATTTGACCTTGTTCAACACGAACGAGGCGCAGTTTGTTCAGCACTTGGCTCAGGTGTTGCCGGAGGGGTTTGGCCTATCGCTTACATTCAGCGGAGTACCCGAACAGATTGCAGGCGATCGTTTTGCCAGAGTAACTGAAATTTATGATATCAGCGTAGTTAGCACGCCAGCCGCAAACCCAGCGGGAATGTTTTCTGCTTTTACAGCAGTTGACATAAAAAAACTTCAAATGATCGAAGCACCTGTCGAAGTCAAAAAAGAGCTGAGCGAGCCTGCCGTTGTGGCAGCTCCCGCGCCTGAAGCTCCCGCCGTTGCAACTCCCGCAGTTGTTGAAGCGCCTAAAGCCGAACTGGCTGAAGTGCCCGCTGACAAGCCTGCTGAAAAAATGGCTGAGCCTACTCTTACGGACGTTGTCGGAATGTTGACCGCTCTTTCCGTAAAAATTGATTCGATGATCGCCCTTCAAAAAGCAGATATTGCCGGAGAACAAGGCGCAGAGGCGGGCGAAGCTCCTGCAGCTCCCGCCGAAGACATGGCCAAACCTTACGGTATGAGCGCCAAGTCTGACGAGAAGGCCGACGACAAGGCCGTGACAACTTTGGAGAAAGCCAAGGCCGACGCTGCTGGCGCAGTGGCGGTTCCCGCTGAATCGAGCCAACCGCTCGGCCGGGCAGAAATCCTCAATCAATTCAACGCGGAAAAGAATCCGTCCCGTCGGTCGGAACTACTCCGCAAACTCGGACTGTAATCCAGTCCACTAGGAGAACACTACAATGGCCAATACAATCGGAACAACGAATGCCAATGTAATCGCTCAGAGGGCTCTGGAAATCCTCGTGGCAGATTACAGCTTCCTTAAGAACTCCGTCACGGATTTCAGCAGCGAAGCGGCTAAATACAACGCATCGATCTACACCCACCGCATCTCTGCGACGACCGCTCAGGACTACTCGCAGACCAACGGTTATGTGGCGACTGCGACAACCCAGACAGACGTGCAGATCACCCTTAACAAGTTCAAACACGTTTCTTACTCGATCGATGATGCTGAGCGCACTAGCTCCAACATCAACCTGATTGAACGGTTCGCCGGTGCGGCGGCTCACGCTCTTGGTTTGCAGATGGTTGGCGACTTGCTCACGCTCGTCACTTCCACCAGCTTCACCTCCGCGCTCACGCAGAGCTCGGCGACCTTCAGCTACGCTTCCGTGGTGTCGGCTGGAATCACCCTCAACAACGCCAACGTGCCTCAACACGATCGGTACGCGGTTCTGTCGCCTTCCTACTATGGCCGTCTCTTGAATGATTCGACCATCGTGGCAAACGCTCAGATCAGCGGTGAACAATCCCGCACGGCTGGAATCGGATCGGTTGCAGGATTCAACATCAACATGTACAGCGCAGTGCCTTCCAACAGCATCACCCTCGGCGGATTCTTCGCCCAGCGTGAAGCGTTGCTGATCGCAGCTCGCGTTCCTGAAGTTCCGACTGGCGTTCCGATCCCCGGAGATATCTCTGTGGTGACCGAGCCTCGGACTGGCCTGTCCGTCCAAGTTCGCGAGAACTACGACGTGGTCAAGGGCATGCTCCAACGCACCTACGCGCTGATCTACGGCGTGAAGGCTGGAGAAACGAACAGCCTCGTGCGTATCAACGGTAGCTAATTAACTCGGGGAGGGCGGTGGGCTGAAAGGCTCACCGCCCTTTCCACTTTAAGAAATCCTCAAATGTCTGAATTTACTGAATGTTTAAAGGAAAGCCTTGCGGCTCTCTACACGCAGACTGGCACAGCGGCCACTATCGGATCGACAAGCGTTACTGGGATCCTGTCTACAATCAGCCGTAAGGAAAACGTGGATCTTGGCGGATATGATCTGGATCTAAATTCTACCTTTACGATCAACCTTTCAAACTTGGCCACCGCGCCAACGATCGGATCTATTTTGCGGGCAAACTCAGTCAGTTATCGTGTGGCATCTATCGATACTTCCGTGGGTAGTTACGTGCTTGGGTTGCGAGAGGTTTAACCGTGGACACTCGAAATCCTAAAATCTCAATCTACATGATCGCCGGGCACGAGGTGCAATTTATTGACCGCTGCCTTACCGCCTTCAAGCCATACTGCGACGAGCTTGTGGTATGCATTGCCCAGGGCGGCAAACCAGACGACGGCACGCGAGCGATCGCTGAAAAGTCAGGCGCGAAGATTGTCGAGTATCATAACGCACCCGCGGGGGCAAGCTGGCCTCACGTCGATAACTTTGCAGCCGCCCGTAATACAGCTCTGGATGCTTGCACTGGCGACTATGCGGTCTGGGTCGATTGCGACGACTTGCCACATAAAGACCTAAAAAACGCAATTAAAAGGGCTGTGGAAGCGTTTGAGCAGAATCCAAAGCTCGGTATCTATGCAGGCGTTTATGACGTTTTAAACGCCAAATTAAGGCCAGTAAGGGAAAGGATGGTGCGGCGTATAGACGGCGTATGGTCTGGAAGGTGGCATTATGCCGTTCACGAGGCGCTTTTGCCTAATGCCGGGCTGGAATCTGTGGGCGAGCAGGCAGTCTGGGTGGAACATCACCCCGGCGGGTACAAGGCAAACAGCGCAGATCGCAATCTCCGCATCCTAAAAGCACAGCTCAGCGAGGCGGGTAAGTACGCCTACTACTACCAGCAGGAACTTTATCTAGGTAATCGCAGGGCTGAGTCTGAACCGTGGTCGCATGTGGCGGCCGTCTGGCCAGGGCAGGAGCCAACCTTGGCTTACGAGGCCGCCTGCAATCAAGCCACGGCCACTGCCGATCGTGTCGCGAGGATGGGCTTATATCAAAAGGCTCATCAGATGAACCCTGGGCGAAGGGAAGCGATTTACTTTTTAGCCAGAGAAGAGGCAAGCGTTGGCGCATGGCTTCAAGCCTATCACCTTTTAAAGTCGGCCATGGTTCAGCCGGATCCTGGCGTGAAAATCTGGAACGCCCAGCGCACCGTCTATGACTTCGAGTGCATTGATCTTTATTTGGCGGCATGTAAAGCCGTCGGCGATACAGCCGAGGCAGAAAAGATCGAGAACATGTGGCGGGCACAAAAGCCGGTGAAGATCAGCGTATGCCACGCCACTCGCGGCAGGCCACAGGAAGCTATCAACGCACGCATTCTGTGGATGAAAAAGGCGGCAGATCCAGCCTCAGTTGAGTGGATATTCTCATGCGATGATGACGACGATAAAGCCGAGCCTTTAAAAAACTGGAATCTAATCAAAGGCAAGGGCGGGTGCGTGGCGGCTTGGAATCGGGCGGCCGCTGTTGCCCGCGGAGATATTATCATACAAGGATCCGACGATTGGGATCCTCCGTTGCACTGGGACAAAATAATCACTGACAGGATCGGCGATACCAGCAAGCCGAAGGTTTTGGCCATATCTGACGGACATCGCAAAGACGACCTGCTGTGCATGGCAATCCTAACAAAAGCTCGGCTGCAAGATCAGGGTGCCATGTTTGCCGCTGAGTACGACGCATGCTCCGGCATTTTTAGCGACAACGAATTTTCCAAGAGAGCGGCACACGACGGCGTGATCATTCCCGCCAAGGACATTATATTCACCCACAATAATCCGCTATTCACGGGCGCAGCGCAGGATGCGGAATTTAAACGCCACAACGCAAAAGAGAACTACGAGCAGGGCGAGAAGATATTCAAGGAGCGGAATCCGTGATTGAAGGGTACCGCAGGATTCACGCTGGTCATTGGTGGCAAGAAGAGCGAACAGGCCAAGGCCCATCGTACGATATTGCTTACGTTAAAGAGCGCTACGACACCTATACTACTACGAAGGCCATGAGCGCTTTGCGTTACGATGTAATCCGTTCTTATTTTGGAAACTTCTCTAGCGTGTTAGATGTTGGCTACGGGAACGGAGACTTTTTGCGCCACTGCCACGCTAGAGATCACAAGGCTTTTGGGTACGACATTAGCGGGTATCCGTTACCCGGCGGAGTAGAGCGTAGTGAAACCATATCAAAGTCAGTAGGCATCGTCACATTTTTTGACAGCTTGGAGCACTTTGAAGATGCGGATCTAAGTGGGACACTTCGCGGCCTGCGAGCAGAGGCAGTTGTGATTTCTTGCCCGCTGCTTCACGAAACGGCTGGCGCAGATTCTTTTCGCAACTGGAAACACCGAAGGCAAAACGAGCACTATCATCACTTTAACGAGCGCGGGTTGCGAACCTTGCTTTCCTATTCTGATTATACCGTCACTTGGACAGGGTGCCCAGAGGATAAGATTCGCGGCACGTTGCCTGACGGAAAAGCAAACATCATTACGGTTATTGCTGAACGAAATTGAAAACCATTATTTATCATCAGCGGTTAGGCGACGTATTGCAGTGCTTGCCCGCCGCTAAGTATCTAGCGCAAAAAGACGAAGTGCAGATTGAGTGCCTTCCAAAATACGCGGGAGTTCTGGATCTTGTTTCTTATGCTAGTTGGGTGGCGCCAGGGGAAGGCAAGGGCGAACGTATGGAGCTAGAAATCTGGCCCAATCGATACAACGAATTTCGGGATTCAGGATTGTCATGGATAGATTTCGTATACCAACACCCAGCAATTGTTGAAGCTGATCGCAAGATCGTTCTGGATCGCGTACCCGACGGGCCGCCACCTGGCTTGCCCGATCAATACAACCTTCTGGCTCCGCTAGGAATTAGCCAAGCATGGAATTATCCAACCTTGGATATTCTACAAAAAGCGGAAGAGCTGATGGGCGATTATGTGATTATGTGCGAAAGCCAATACTACTTTCATAAAAGACATTGGACGGCTCAATCAGTTGTCGAAATGGCGCAAGCCATTAAGCACGCCGACAAGTTTATGACAATTAATTCAGCTTCGGTCGTACTAGCGTCTGCTTTACGTAAAGATCGTCCGACCTACTTCCTGCCACAGAAAGAACGATGGGCGCAGGACAACGTTGCCTCATGGCCAGGCCGCGTTGACGTGGAGCTGTAACCATGGCCGCCGTCACCATGCTCGATCGTCTAATTGAAGCCGCTTTTCAAGAGCTTCTATCCGCCACCATTACCGGGCCGACGTATCACTTGTCGCACGATAAAACGGAGAATGTGCCACCATCTATTGTCATAAAGGCGACGCTAGGGACAGAGGAGCCGGTGCAAGGATCTGGCGTGTTTAGCGTGCCAGTTGAAATTGTTGTTAATGATAGATATGACGACACAACCGTGGATGCTCACACTCAAAAATGCTCCAAAGTTTTACAGGCTTTCTTTGACTCAAGCTCGCTTGCAAATAAATTAAACTCTACGACATCCATCGGATCTGCCCGATGCTATAACGCCAAGTTGGACTCAATAGAGCCAGAAGCCGATGATGAGGAGCGAACGATGCGTCGCACCTACAAGCTGGCAGTCATTGCGTATCCCAATTCCATCGCGAGTTGACACAAAATTTAAGGCAATATGGCAGCCACAACAATCGGAACTTCTGGTCTACAATTCGGCATCTCTGCGGAATCTGGCGGCCTCGTGCAATCTTTTACAGAAACCCGCAACGTCGAACGTGCGGAAGTTAGGAATCAAAGCGGCGAGGTAGTCGGTGCTGCTATGTATAACCCCACTGATACCTTTGCCTTCTCCACAACCATCACGGGCACCTACGCTACTACGGCTGGCGCTGTTCTAACCACGCTTGCTAACGCCGCCAGCACCGGCGGTAAGATCATCGTGGACAGCGTCACAACGAATCGCGCCTCTGATGGATTTGTCACGGTGGACGTCTCTGCGACTCGCTTCCCTAACATGAGCTAACCCGCTCCGGCGGGTTTATGAGATCCTAAAATGGTCGATAGCTTCTGGGGAACGACAAACATTAAAGTGGCTGCGGCCGCTTCCGCTTTTGGCGCCAAGTTGCGCCTAATGGATCCGGTCACTTGCATCGTAAAAGAGGACGGCCATCGCCAGTTTACTTTCTGGTTCACCATATCTGAAGGCGACGAGGCGAAAGCTGAAATGGAACGCACCTGGGCGGAAATGAAATCGGATGCAGAATCGCCTATTCGATACGTAAGGGCAGCCCTTGAAAACCGAGAAACTCTGCTCGGCCTAATGAAGCGGGCCGAACCCATCATATCGATTCAACGTGGCGGGCAGACGCTTCTAGTCAGCGAGCGAGCCAGCCCCGAGCTAAAACGAGCGATGCTAAAGAAACTATGAGCGAAGAGAATCTGTTGCAGGAGTTGGATCAGGCATTCATATCGCCAGACAGATATTTCAAGGATCAGAAACTGGCGCCGTATACCGAGGGCAGTCGCTTGCTGATGATTCAGATTCGCAACGAAAACGACAGCCCTATATTTTTTGTCTACGCATTTATCTATCTGCACATCTTGCTGGCAAAGAGTAGGAAAGAAGCCATCAAATTAGCCTGGGATCAAGATGCTTTTAGGGAAAGGTTGATGGAATGGTCGGAGAAATTAGGCGAGGAGGATCGGGATACTGCCAGCTTGCTGGTCGCTAATATCCTTAACGAGTCGAACAAATCTAAAGTAAACGTAATCCCATCCGGCGTGCCACAGCCGCCGGGAAACGGGTAACGCCAGGCGGAACCGCCGCGTGCGTGTTCGTCCTGGCAAAAGAAACCGGGTGGCCACTGATGACGATTCTGTGGGAAGTCCCGCTGCACATCGTCCATCAGGCAGAGCATGTGTTTATGTATATGAACGGGGCAAAGTTGCGTCGGCCCTATGCCGTAGTAGGCACAGATCTCCGTGACATGGAGAAAGCGTTAGGACTATGAGCGCCAGCCTTACCGTCAATCCGATCAAACTTCAGCAGGCATTTAAAGCTTTTACTGGAAACATGAAGATCGAAGCCGCCAAGGAAATGCGGATTCAGGCTCGTTCGCTTTGCGTCAGCCTTGCCAATTCCACTCAGCCATTCGGTCTAAATGCAAAGGCCAAGGCCATAGGCGAGAAGGCTGTGACGCGGGATATTGATCGAGTTTACAAGTCAGCACCCACGGCCGTGCGTGAAATTGGATCGTTGCCATTAGCAAAAGGTAAAACGGCCACACAAAACGCAAAACAGGCGGCCGCAGCGTTGGCCGCGCTTGTCCTAGGCAAATCATTCAACAAGGGCAAGAAAGGCGTCGCTGCAAAAAGCGAGGCGCAAGCTTTGATCGATCGCGTAAACTATAAGCCTTACGTTTACACTAGGATCGGCGATTTTGATAAAGGCAGCGCACATGAAAATGCTAGGTTTGGAAAGAATCGACGAGTACCAAAAAATCAATTTGTACGCCAGATTGTCACAAAGGAAACCGAGCTGGCTAGATACTTTAAGCAAAAGCGTGGAAATGTAGGTATTGCAAAATCCGGCTGGGCCGTCTGCGCCGGGATCCTTGGCGGATTCAGGGGCATACCGAAATGGGTATATCGTCATACCGGCGGCGGCCGCGTTGAGGATAGATCGCTAACAAAAGCGGGCGTTTTTTCAAAGCCCTACATCTCAATGACAAACACGATTCCATGGATATCAAACGTCATCAGCAAATCTACCGTCCAAAAATCCATTGACATACAAGTAGTAAAAATGATCAAACGCCTTTCCATCATCGCTGCTTATCAAAGCAAAAAGGCTGGCCTATAATGGACGCAGTCGCCACAGCCAAACTCGCCTTAGACGCATCCGGCTTTGATCGTGGCCTGACGGCTGCTCAATCATCAGTTAGAAAGTTCTCAAAAGAGATAGGTGGCATGATTGCAGGGGCGTTTGCTTTTGATAAAATTATTGAAGGTTTTTCCAGCGCAATTGAGAAGGGTGATCAGTTGCAGGATCTTGCCAATCGTTTTGGTCTGGCTGCAAGCGGACTTCAAGAAATAGGAAACGCTGCCAGTTTGTCTGGATCTGGAATAGACGACGTAGCCAAATCAATGAACAAGCTGGCCATAAATGCTGGCAAAGCGATTGGTGGAGACACTGGAATGGTCAAGGCTTTTGAAAACATAGGCTTGAGCGTTCAGGATTTAAAAAACATGTCGCCAGAAGATTTGTTTTTTGCGCTAAGCCGATCCATTCAAAACACCCAAGATCCATTAGTGGCTTTTGCAAAAGCGCAAGATGTTGCAGGAAAAAGCGTCACATCCTTATTGGAAACTCTTAGGATGGGCCCAGATGAAATAGCAAAACTAGGAAACGCCATGGGAGTTTGGTCAAATGAGGAAATACAAAGCCTTGCAGATGCGTCGGATTCTTTAAAAATATTTCAAAACACTTTCACCAAAATTTTTGGCCAACTTGCCTCGTATATAAATCCAGTCATTTTAAGTTTTCAGCAATTCTCAGAAGAAATCACGATGGTTGGTTTTGCAATAAAGGAAGCATTTTCTGGAAATGCAAAGGGAGCCGCTGAGATATTAAAGTCAGCATCTTTATCTCATGTTGCCTCGCTTCAACCCAAGGCAAGAGAAGCAAAACCAGCGCCATCCGTATCTATGGATGAGCAAGATTCAACAAAAATAGTGGCGGATGAAAAACGCAAACTAGATAAAAGCCTATATGATGAAGAAATATACGGCATACAAGAACAAGCACGCCTGAAAGAAAACAGGGATAAGACGATTTTTGATCGCATGGTAAGGGATGCGGAGTTTGCCCGTGACGAAAAAAAGCGGGTATTGGAACTGGAAAAAGAAACAGCCATGAGGAACCGCGAGCTGGTCATGCGTGGGATGGAAGCGTCCGGCACCATCTTGGATCGAGCCAGAGCCTCCGCTGAACGGTTGGGCATGGGCGGTCTCGTTCGCCAGATTGATATTCAAAGGCAGCAACAGCAACGGCAGACGGACGTGTCGCTGATTTCCGGGCTAGGCGCAACGCCAGGGGAACGCCGTAGCTTTAGGGATAATGAGAAAATCAATGCTCTTACGCAAACCGAGGGCGATTTGCAGAGACAACAAAACACGGATCTTTTGAATAGCTTCGATACCATGCAGAAAATCGTTTCAAATATCTTAAACAAAATCGACGACAAACTGGGAGTGCCGATTCTGAAATCGGCTTATTGATATGGCCGCTAGTATAGTCAGCACGACGCTAAATGCGGGCCGTAAGATCCTCCGCAAATCGACCAGATCGACGTCCGTTGACGGATTGGTTACGCTTGTCGAAAACTACACGATTCGCCTTGCGGATATTGCGTCCTTAGAGCCTGACGCTGGAACAACGCACAGCGCCTTCTCCACAGCTGCTGCAAAATATACAAGGATGCTGGTCGAGACGACAGCCGTAAACCCGATCGATGGCGATCTTGCGGATCTGAGCGTGACCTACGTTGGTCTGGATACAGCCTCTGGCCTGCCTAAAGCGTATATCACAGCGGTAGGTCAGCCTGGTGTTGGAGTGTTTGGTGCTGATGCGGCTATTGTTGTTAAGTATATTACTCAAGACTCTCTGTTTGATACACTAAAAGGTGGAAATATTTCGCTTAATCTTGGGGGCACAAGCCTAACTCTTCCAACCAAAAGGCTTATGCCTAGTGCAATCAATGGAACAACAATGCCTCCGAACCCTAGAGCAAGAGAATATCGCAGAACAAAAAATGTAATAGAAAATCAAGCAATAGCAACAGCACAATATCAATCATATTTAAAGGCAAATCCAGTGGGAATCGGAGGAATAGCTCAACCTCCAATAATTAACTACGCTCCTTCTAATGAGTGGATTTATGCTGGATATGTTCAATCCGCAATCAGCTTTCAGAGAAGGGGATTATTCAATCAGATTGAGGAGCAGTTTACGGAATATTTTAAGGGAACAGATATATTTTATCAGACTGATGGAACTATTAACTTTGCGAATGTAAACTCATTTTCTGATGTAAACTATTCATTCTAGGTTATGGCTGAAAATCCTTCGCCGCCAAAACTGCCGGGCAAAAGCCAGCCTCTTCGCACGATTAGGGCAACGCCAAATGGCATCGGAATTTCATCCGACTATATCAACAGCATTATTGATCGCATCGAGGATCTTGTCCTAGTCGCACAAAATCAAAAGCCGGTAGCGGGTAACAACATCACCGTCAATTTCACGCCTCAAGGTGCGGTTATTAACGCCGTTACACAATGATCCGGCCTCGGTTGTCCAAGGTGGCCAGTGGGACAAGGCTTACAACCGATCTGGTTAATGGCATCATCAATCGCACGGAATATGCCGCCGATCTTTTGCGACAATATAAGCTAACGGCTGGGAATGGAATGTATGTCGAGCCGCATTATGATGGGACGAGGGTTAGCTATTTACAGCCGGTGGCAGGTGGGGCTACGGCTAAACAGCCAATTACTCCTCCGTATAGGATTGTTGGTCAAGCAATCGTTGGGGGAGCAAATAGGAGCTTTTTATATAATGGCTCAACATTTACAGATATTATTTATCCGGGAGCAACTAGCACCGCAGCCTACGGAATCGACGGATCAAACATTGTTGGCTTCGCACAAGTTGCAGGCACAAACAAAGGATTCTTATATAACGGTTCAACCTTTACAGATATTATTTATCCGGGAGCAACTAGCACCGCAGCCTACGGAATCGACGGATCAAACATTGTTGGCGAGATTCAAGTCGGCTCTAATGCTAAAGGCTTCTTATATAATGGCTCAACATTTACTGAATTAAATTATGGGCCGCTTCCACCAAACTCGCAGCTTATTAACACCCAAGCTTTTGGAGTCGACGGCTCAAACATTGTGGGGCTTTCCGCTTTATTAATAAGCGGGCAGGTCAGATTTAGAGGCTTTTTATATGATGGCTCAAATTTTACAGACATTGTTAATCCCGACCCAAGTTTTGATCTTGTTGAAGCCAGAGATATTAGCGGATTAAATATTGTCGGAAGGACATCAACATCAGGAAATTTAATAACCAAAGGCTTCCTATATAATGGCTCAACTTTTACATATATAACCTATCCCGGAGAAACCAAAAACCTAATCTATGGAATCGATGGCTCAAACATTGTTGGTCAAGCAATCGTTGGGGGAGCAAATAGGAGCTTTTTATATAATGGCTCAACCTTTACAGATATTATTTATCCGGGAGCAACTAGCACCGTAGCCCACGGAATCGGCTAAAATTGACACCTTCTTACCCTAAATGGCCTCTACGCTAGACCTATACATCGACACATCCTCCGGCCAGTTAATCGATGGCGGGAGCGTAGTCGGCGGGGCATTACCTACGCTTACCAGAAACGATGCATATACACTTCGTTTGCGGTTACTTGAAAAAAAGACCAACGGATCGCTGGATGATATTAGTTATAATAATTCAAGCCTAAAAGTTGGAATAGGAAGTATTGAGCAATCGCCTTCTGATGGTTCTTTCAAGCTGGCAATCAATGGAGTTACATCGTCTGCTATTCCATACAACGCAACTGCCATCTCGGTTTATAACGCCATCTCAAACAATGTTTCTACGGTGGCCTTGTATGGTTCTGGCTCCTATGGCTCTTATCTTCTCACAGCTACCCAGCCAAACACGGCTATGTCGTTTAGCCCAGATGCCTTTACGCTTTTCCCAACAAGTTCTGTATTGATAAATACACGCAGAAATCCAGCGTCGAATGTTCAAGCACAGCAAGTGGTTAAACTTGTTCGCAATCCGATTATCTATGCAGATACATTCACATCTACACCAACATCTAGCGAAATAACCCTTACAAAATTACAAGCTGGAAGTTCAACTAAAAATGAAACGTGGGAGCTTGCGGTCGGCCCGTTGGCTCGCGGTGGATCGTTTTCATTAATTTATGGATCAAACTCCACAACAGCTATTCCGCTGTTCCAATCAGCGGTATCTGTGCAGGCAGCCATTTCTGCTGGAATTACTACTGTTACGTCAAACGTAAGCGTGCAGGAAAACGGAAAGGGCGGGTATATTATCGCATTCACCGGCCGCCTCGGATTAACAAACATCACAACTGCCCTTACCCTGGACGCCAGCGGGATCCAGTTCATTCCGATGCGTCAAACCACGCTCAACATCAACACGGCAGAGGTGGAGGATGCCTTTGCGGACACTACTGAAAACACAATTACGCCAACTCTTGAAATTGAGCTTACCCAGGGCGGAACACCTAAGACTGTTTATCAATCGAACGTAACAATCCGCAAGGATTTGATTACGGCCGGTAGCACTGTGCCAGGAGCAAGAGATTCATATTATACAAAGTCAGAGGCTAATGCTCTTTTTGTTGAGGATTCGGGTAGTAACGTGGATGCTGCAAATAGAGTGTTATATTCGTCGGATGGAGCTTATTCTGTAGATTACGGAAGCAGAACTCTTTATGACGCTAACTTTACACCCATTGTTTCTTGGACAGCGGGCGGTGCTAGTTTTCAAGGTTCTTATACATCATTCCAAAACTCTTCTATGGGTTTTTACGGCACAACAGCTACCGCACAGCCATCAAACATCAACGTAGTTTCTGGGCTAATCAATCTTGGGTTAATAGCAAATAGCGCAACTTACGGCGTTCTCCCGCAGTCTAGCGAAACAGTTATTACGCTAACGTCAATTAACTTTGGAAGTATTTCGCCAAATTCCAGCTCATCAATCACGGTATCCATTTCAGGTGCCGCTACAAATGACATTGTCTTGCTTGGATTGCCGGCTGGAATAACTGAGGGGCTATCATTTATTGGCCATGTTGTAGCATCTGGCCAAGTACACGTTGACGCAATCAATGCAACAGCTGCAACCAAAACTCAATCGGCCGTCACGTTCCGTATCGCGGTCATCGGTTACTAGCTTTTGACAAACGCTTAACGCTATATGGCATACGATTTGCAAATTAACCAGGATACGTCGCTCAGCGTTGGTGAGTATGGCGGGAAGGTAACAACCACGACCGCAGCGGTTACTGGTAATTTTCAAGCCATTCAATTCATCGCCGACGGGCAGTTTACGTCCGTCAGCCAAACAGCTCTTACTGGCGATGCTTTGACTGGCATTACATTCCCAGCCGGATTCGTTGTGTTTGCGGCCGTGACCGGTTTCGCACTCTCTACCGGCAAGGCCATTGCTTACACGCGGGGCAACTAATTATATGCCAAGCCTGTCGCTGGGCTTAGGCTTGCATAAAAACCGCATATTTACTGCCGGAGGAGGAGGCAATCCATTTTCTCCATCTGACTTGTCTGGCTTATCATTGTGGCTGAGTGCTGATGCTGGCGTTACTTTATCTGGATCAAATGTTACTGCGTGGGCCGATCGAAGCGGCAACGGCCTTAATGTAGCGCCTGATATTGAAACCTCAGATATAACATTAGCGTCAAGCGTAACAAAACTTAACAATAAACCAGCAGTATTGTTTCAAGTTTCAAGCAATTCAGGAGATGTTGGGCTGTTTAATAGCAACCCCTTTATAGGCAAATCTGTATTTATTGCATACTCATTAGAAAACGTAGATAACTTCACA